GAATGCAAGACAGAGATTATGGGGAACGAGCAACTATTACAGGCTTTACTAATTATTACCTTCCAGATATGAGGTCGGAACACATAGGACACGATGTCGGTAACGGCACGGAATATAGACGAATGAAGGACGAAAGTTTACAAAGGGCGCAAAGCGTATGGGAAAAATACCAAGACATATACCACAACCAAAAGAACATAAGATGCGAATACTTTGTATAACTTCTGCGAACTCAGGCGTAGGACTGCATAGAATTATGATGCCAATAGTACACTTAGAAAAGGAGTACGCACTTATAACAGATGTACTTAATGACGAGTTATTAGAGCAAGGTTGGGATATTGTGTTAATGAATAGAATGCTTAATGAGATAGATGCCAAGCAAATGGACACCTGGCGAACCAAGTACGGCTTTAAGTTGGTAGTAGACAATGACGATTACTGGGAACTAAACGAAAGCCATTTATTGTATTTAAGATATAAGCTTAACAATATACCTAAACTAATTACCGACTACTTAAAGATAGCAGACCTTTGCACCTGTACTCACGAAAGGTTAGCAGGAGAGATAAGTTCTTACAATAAAAACGTACATATATTACCAAACGCTTTACCCTACGGACAAGAGCAGTTCCAGGATAACAAGACAGAAGATTACAAGGTAAGATTGTTTTGGTCAGGTAGCGGAACGCACGAACGAGATTTAGAAATACTTAGGCAGCCATTTAAAAGGTTACAAGGTATGAATATAAGAACTGTAATAGCAGGTTACAACGATGCGGAGAAACCTATATGGGATAAAATGATTGATGCCTTCACTTGCGGTTTAAAGCTAAACCCTACGATCTATAACTATGCAAGGGTTACAGAATATATGGGTGCATATACGGATAGCGATATTTCAGTTATTCCATTGGTAGATAACAAGTTCAATGCTATGAAGTCAAATTTAAAGGTATTAGAAACCGCTTCTAAAAAGAACCCTGCTATTGTTAGCTATGTCAATCCCTATTTAGATATGCCCGTACATTACGTTAAAAGCCAAAAGGATTGGTACAAACATATAAGAGATTTAGTAAGCGACGCGGATATGCGAAAGGAAAGCGGACAGAAGTTATTTGAGTTCTGCCAAAAGAAGTATAACTTTGACGAGATAAATTTAGACCGAAAGTATATTTATAGTAAACTATGCCAATAACAAGATGCAGTAACGGAAGGTATAAAATCGGACAAGGTGGCTGCGTGTACGATACTGAGGAAAAAGCTATGCAAGTTTGGAAGGCTATTCTTGCAGGTGGTAAATTTGCTGAAAGTTACACCGACTATCCGGAGTCAGCTACTAACAACGCAAAGAGGGCAATAGAATGGGCTGAGAAAAATGGTTGGGGTTCTTGCGGAGAAGCAACAGGTAAAGCAAGAGCAAGACAGTTGGCAAATCGTGAGCCGATTAGTAGAGATACGATTGCCCGTATGGCTTCGTTTAAAAGACACCAACAACATAAAGACGTTCCTTATAGCGAAGGTTGTGGCGGTTTAATGTTTGATGCGTGGGGCGGTACGAGTGGGATTGAATGGGCAATTAATAAACTAAAGGAAATAGACGGAAAATAATTTGCATACTTAAATTTTTTAATTATTAATCAACGGAAAATTTAATGGGGAAAGTATGCAGAAACACACGCAGATATATTTGCAGGGAATGGGGTATAAAACAACGGACTTCGTTCCCTGTGAAGTGTGTGGCTCACAAGCGGTAGACGTGCATCATATTGAGGCAAGGGGTATGGGTGGCAACAAAAAGGCAGATGTAATAGAAAACCTAATGGGATTGTGTAGGAAGTGCCACATAGAATACGGAGACAAAAAACAATATAAAGAGTTCCTAAAAGACATACACGCAAAGAATTATGGCAAAAGGTAACGAGAATAAGTATGTGTATTTTTTTGACTTACTAACTCATAGTGAGGGAAGGACTTATGTAGGCTCAACAAGTAATATTAAAAAAAGATTTGGTGGGTATAAAAATTGTAATGATAATAGATACGTTACTAATTCTATAAAGAAATATGGATTTGATAATTTTTATAAATTAATTATAGATTTAGGAAATATACCTTATAAAGAAATGTTATTATGGGAAAAATTTTATATATCTTTATTCGGAACATATAATAAAATAAATGAGAATGGAATGAATTTAGTAGCTAATCCTTCTTATGCTATAAGCAAAGACCCATTAGTAGCAAAAAAAATATCAGATGCCCATAAGGGTAAAAAATTAACAATAGAGCATATTAATGCTATTAAAAAGGGTACAAAAGGAATAACTAATGTAGGTATAAAAAGACCTTATTTATCAGAAAGAAATAAAATTGTTAAACCTGCATTAGGTAGGCACGGAGAGAAACACCCAATGTCTAAGAAGGTATTATATGTTCCAGAAAATAAAATATTTGAATCATTTACAGATTGTGCATTATATTTAAATGTTTCAAGACCAACAATTAGAAATAGAGTTTTAGCTAACAATATAAATTATAAATTAATAGATGGCAAAAGTTAAAGAAAATAGTAACAAAATTCAATTCGGGAAAAGGAAGCGAGGCTCTGCAAAGAAGTCCTTTAACAAGCACACACCCAGAGAAAAAGCATATAGAGGTCAAGGACGATGAGAAAACTAAACGCTATATGGCTTATCCTAACACATAAGGCATACTTCGTAGCAGTATGTAAGACGGGTAAAAACGGAGACGATATGACCACGATAGGACATTATACCTATGCTATGGCAGAAACCCTAATTAACAAACATATAGCAGACGTAGATACTTACTTAGATCAAGAAGACGCAATAGACGAAGCAAACGATATAATTAACGGCATACTATGATAATACTATCAAGCCAAGTAGAGAGCATAGCCTCACGCAAAGACAAAACAATAAAGCTAACTTTAGCAACCCAAGAACTAAGTCCTAAAGATGCAGCTAACCTATTCCAACTTAACCAACAATTTTGCTACTTAGCAATTAAAGAAGAGCCGTTTAGTAAAGAAGAGCAAGACATCGTAGAAAACCTTAAAGCAGACCCTGACACGTTCAAAACACCGAGTCAAAGATTACGAGGCATCTTATACAGAACATACGAACAAGACAACGAAGGGTATAAAGATTTCAACACATATTACCTATCCGTTATGGAAAGGATATGTCAGCACTATAAAACAAAAATAGATGGGTAGGCATAAAGCAATAGAAACACCAGAGTTAATGCTTCAATATTTTACCGAGTATTGCGAGTATTGTAAAAGCAATCCTATTAAAGTTCACGATTTCGTAGGCAAAGACGGAGACGAAGTTTACAGATTAAGGGAGCGACCTTTGACAATAGAAGGCTTTGAAAACTATTGTTATAATCAAGGAGTTATAAGCGATTTAGGAAGATACTTTGCCAATTTAGATAATGCTTATGAGGATTTTCGTACCATCTGTTCGCGTATTAAGAAAACAATTAGACAAGACCAAATAGAAGGGGGAATGGCAGGGGTTTACAATCCAAGCATTACTCAGCGTTTGAATAGCTTAGTAGAGAAGTCAGAAAACAAACACGAAGTAAGTGAGATAAAAATAACTTACGATAGATAATGCAGACAGTAGGCTTGAAGTTACATAACCCACACCCAGCGCAGAAGCAAGTAATTGAATGCGATAGTAGGTTTATTGTAATGATGGCAGGTAGAAGGTTTGGTAAGTCCTTGATTAGCCAAACTATAAGCATAGATACCGCAGTTAATAAAAAGCGTGTAGCTTACATTACACCTACTTACCAATTAGGAAAGATATTTTTTAAGGAGATAGTTGATCTATTACCATTGGAGATATACTCAAAAAATGAAAGCGACCTGGTAATTACTTTCATAACTGGTGGCTCAATTCGTTTTTTTACGGGCGAAAGGTTAGATAATCTTCGTGGTTTAAAGTTTCACTTGGCAGTAATAGACGAGGCGTCTTACATACCTAACTTAGAAGACGGGTGGCTAAACTCGATAAGACCTACCTTAACCGACTATAAGGGTAAAGCTATATTAATTAGCACCCCTAAAGGTAAGAATTACTTTTTTAGTTTGTTTAGCAAAGCCGAACCCGATTGGCAAAGCTTTAAGTTTACTACATACGATAACCCTTACATAGACCCGAATGAAATAGACGATGCTCGTAAGCAACTGCCAGAGGTTGTATTTGAGCAGGAGTATATGGCAAACCCGGCTGAGAACGCAGCTAACCCTTTCGGAAGCCAACATATACGCAAGTGCTTACACCCAGTAACAACTATGCCGGTAGTAGCTTATGGAATTGACCTTGCCAAGTCGGTCGATTGGACAGTTATCGTAGGTTTAGACGAAGACGGGAATGTGGCTTATTTTGACCGCTTCCAAATGGATTGGCACAATACCAAGCAAACTATCCTTAGGCTGCCTAAATGCCCTATCCTTGTCGATTCTACGGGGGTTGGAGACCC